AGCCTGACCCTGCTGCTGCTGAACAGCAACAAGCCCAAATGGAAGCCCAAGCCAAGCAAGCAGAGATGCAACAACAAGCGCAAATCGAACAAATGAAGGTACAAGCCGCCCAACAAGCTGAACAAGCGAGATTGCAAGTAGAACAGTTGAAACTACAAGGCCAAAAAGAGATTGAAGGCCAGAAAATGCAGTTTGACATGCAGAAAACACGCTTACAAGAGGCCAATAAACTACGTTTAGCTGGCATGGCACGCAAAGAAGCACAAGAAACCACCAACAGAGATAGCTCTAAGGGTTTCGTCTGGCGATGGCGGTTTAAACTCTTCTTTCCATGCCACTGCTAGCATCCTGAAAGCATCAGCACCATGAGATGTCCAATCGTGTCTTGGCTTCTCTCTGAATGTCTTTTTGTCTTCGTCAAACTCACGCTGATATTGACGTAGGCAATCTAGCCCTTGCTCTGACTTGTAATCGAACCAACAACGCTTTAAGGCTACTCGTCCAGCTTGTATGCCATCTTGTACGCTAAGATTAGGTACGATGCGTAGCGATGCCATTGTGAGTTCAGCAGATAGCATCTCAATCACTGATTTACCACCACTGGCTAATGTCTTAGCTCTAGCGTCATGGGGTAGCCAATGCTTACCATAGCGATATAGTCTTGATTTAATCTGGTCTGCGTAGTGCTGAATGGTTTGCCCATTGTCAGCGTAGTAATCGAGTATGTGGATTTCTCCTGCATAGGCTTGATACCACCAAATCGCGGTGTCATCTGAATAGCCTAAATCCCATGCAGTGTGGACTTCAAACTCTGGGTTGTATTTAACCTCTGTAAATCTGTTCTCTGATTCGAGCTGTGATATTTCTTTACCGTAGAATGCCCCTGTAATTGCTGCGTCAAAGTCACATTCAAACTCTTGCAGGTATTCATTCTCTGGCATGATGGCTTTGAGGCTAATCAGCTCATCACGGTCTATTAAATCTGTTTCACTGGCCTTGAGTATTTGTAAGAACCATTTGTCTGGGTTCTTCTTAGCAATCGCCACTAACTCACCAAGTAAGTTAGCTCTGCCTTTAGGTGTACCACTACAATCTAACCAGCCTAGCCTATCAGCTAAACAAGGTAAGATGATTTGTGTTAATACTGCTTTAGCAATACCTTGTGCTTCATCAATTACAATGCCATCAAAATACACACCACGCATACGCTCTGCATTCTCTGCACCGTATAGGCGAATGATGGCGTTATTGTGGCCTAGCGTAATAGATAAATCTGATTCGTTTACCTTGCCACCAGCACCTTGAATGATTGGTGCGGTGTAGTGTTTAAGATATAACCAAGCAATGTCTTTAGCTTGCACATAGTATGGTGCTAAGTATCCAAAGCGAGGCGATTGTAGTGTTGATTCACATGCCTTGCGTATAAGTTTATTTACTCGTGCTACTGTCTTACCAGCACGCCGATGCGCTACTGTTAATGCGTTCCTGCGCTTGTCATTGTGGTATTCAACAAATACATCACGAGGGCTGTAAGGGACAACTATTTCTCTTGCCATTTGAAGCTGATGATGTGTTCGCCGCCCTCACCTGGCCCCTCTATGCCTTGAATAGCCTTTCCATCTAATCTATCACCTAATTCTTTGATTGCAGTCATATCGCCATCCTCACATTTAGTAAGCATAGCCTCTGCAATTCTGCGTAGTCTTTCACTGTCCGATTGAATAACGGCGCGTCTAATTGTATCCGCCCACAAACGATTGTTTTTATTTGAGTTTGTGTTGCCTTCAGGTGCGCCAGCTCCCTTTGGATTTGTGTCTGTTACTTCAGCCATTTTATATAGCCGCTACTGACCAATGACCACATATAGCACAATGGCTGCCTATCGTTGGCACGCCTTTTAAGCTAGTCCATTTGAATGATGGTATGTGGTATGCGTGCTTACATTCTTTTTGTTTTTCTGTCATATCTATCTCCTAGATAATAAAAAACCGCAATTAAGCGGCCTACTTGTGTTCTTTGTGGTTTTGATAGCACCTCATACATCCGATGCCATATTTACTCTGTGTTTCATTTGTAGGCTTGCCACATTTAAAGCATGGTGCTGTTGGTATTGGTGGATTAATTATTAAACATTTAAAACACATATTGCGGAACACCGTTTCATCCACCGCTATAGTCGCATTTGAGAATTGCCTAGAATTAATCTCAAAAAGTGGCGATGCCCCTGAATATGTATTCTTTGGGCGCAATTATGCCCTCACGTATGACTTTACGCCCATGATTTAGTTCTGTCAATACTATATAATGTGTTTTTTATCAACTAATATCACTAAATTGTCTATGGCTAGTCTTAATAGGCTTTCGTAATCACTAGGTTTAGTGCTGTGCAAATATCTAGCATTGATTGCTTGGCGTTGTGGCTTGTTTAAACTATCTATCGCTGCATCCATTGCAAAGCATACCATTTCATCCATCTCTTCGCACATAATCTCATGGCCTTGCCCAAACTCTACGCCACCGCCTTGTAACATAAGTGACTTTGAAGGGTATCCTAGCTTATGTGCGTATGAGTGCATCCATCTAGCCCAATCATCCAATAGCTCTAGTAGTCGCTGTTCTGTCATTTGCGCGTCCCATAAAGAATATTGCCTATTGCTTCTATCATCATCTTGTAGAAATTACTCATAGCGGCTATCTGTTCTGCCATAACGACTAAGTGTCCGCTATCTTGCCAATAGCGCTGCTTCATTGTGTGCAACTCGTCATCATTCTTGACGCTGGCTACGCGATGCTCTAGGCTGGTTTTAACTTTTGCGGGTGGTATTTTCATGCTAACTCTCTCAATAATGCGATTGCATCATCTACGCTTTCGACTATGACATATTTACCGCGCCATGTGTTCATAAACTCTATCTCATCCAATGTGAGCTTTCGTGCGCTTGGTGGCTTCTTACCATCTTTAATCTCTACACATGCCATGTTACCATTAAACGCGATAATAATATCAGGTGCGCCATTACCGAGTGAGGCGGTATCTAGTACGCTGGCATGATATGCGCGGAATGTGGCTACAATATCACGATGGTTATCATCACGTCTAGCACGGTGTCTCATACAATCCCAATAAAACGATTTTTTGTTAGCCAATATAATTTATATTTGTGCTTTGATTTTTCAAAAGCATGTGGTATCCAAAACCGCCAAAATAAATGGTCATAGTTCACAAATAGCCCTTTTCACATGCGATTATCATTGATTTTTCCCATTGACGTTTAAACCAATCTGAACGGTCATCATCCAACCCTAATTCAAGGTTATTAAAGTCATAAAGCGAATGGCAATTATGGCACAAATAAGCTCCAAATAAATCATGCGCTTTTATGCCCATACCCTTGCCATGTCTTTGGCTGTTGCTATGCGCCCAAACAATAGTGCCCTCATTCGCGCCACAACTCACACATGATTCGTGCTTTGCGCTGGCTTTGAGTTTAGCGTTTCTATACATTTATCTCACCATAAGTGCCAGCATACACTTTATCGCTTTTCCATTCACGCCTTGCTTGCTGGCTCTGCTCGGTGTACTTAGGTATAAAGTGCTTATGATTAGGATTATGTCTGTAAACTGGTGCGGCTAGGCCAACGTAAGGCTCATTTGGTGATTGCTGTTGCATGAATAGTTTAGGCTCCTGGTCGTAGTCTATGCCATCCTCACGATAATCAAAGTTAATTGCTTGCCATACATTACTAGCTTGAAACTTACTGCGCGGCTTGATTAGTTTTACATATCCAGCATCAGCTAACATAGTTACCGAGTGCGTAAAGTAGTTTCTAGATGCGCCCAAAGCATCTTCTAGTTGCTGGCACGTCTTAGGTTCTCGCAAGCCTTCAAGTATTCGGTTAAATCGATTGCGCTTGTTTATTTTCTTTGCGTGTATGTGTGCTGCTAGGTTAATCATGTTACCTCCTATTATAATTCAAAATAGAATCCGTTCCCACTTGCCCATCTCATACAATTATCTAAATAATCAGCCATGTCTTTAGTATTTAGCTTTGTTGTAGATAATAACTGTCTAGCCTCTTGTCCATCAAAATCAACTACCTTGTATAAGAATTTATACCTAAGTAAGTCGTGTGTAAAGTCTTTATCGTAACCAAAGTGATTAGCAAACTCTTTGACAAACTGCCAATAAGCATTATTCTGCAGCCCGCTTCGCTTACTTTTTTTAGGCTTAACGCTGACATGATAAACGGTAGCTGTTAAGTCTAGGCGGTCTAGGCGTTCATCTAGGCCAGCGCGATTGTGTGCGGTAAGGTCAAATTCAAATGTCATTGCAAAGTATCAATCTCGTTATCTCGTTATATCTTTAAACTTCTCTTTCATTGCATCGTGGCATCTTTAAATATGAAATTACTTTTTCCACTATCTTTTCGGCAACATCAGCATTAACTCGCTCTAAGTAAGCGTAAGCATTATTAGCGTTGTCTTCGTATGAAGGTTTATTAAAGACAAACCTGACATTGATAACACCTGCTTCATGATTGATTATTTGATTGAAGACATAATCGTTTCCATCAGGCTCAACATAAAACAACACTTGCTGACCATCCTTAGTAAGTATAATTTTTGCAAATTCGGTCATCACATTCCCTCCCAACGAGTAGCGCGTAACTTAATTGCCACGCCCTAATTAACATTAATAATTTCATTGCACCATCTCCATCTCATTGAATCTCTGCATCAAGCACTGTTCGCATATTGGCAATATAGGCAAAGCTGCGTATTTGTTTATCTGCTCGATAGTTTCTGCATCATGTTCGTCTAGTGGTGCTTGGCATTGAGTGCATATCATCTCGCTATCCTCATAATCTCACGTTTAAGCGCATCTATATCGTGCCTACCGTTGCTTTCAATCTTAGCTAGGCGTTCATCTTTATTGAATCGCATAATCCACCGTGACATACATCCAATGCAGTTCATGTTGTAGCTGGCAGTGTTATTGATGCAGTCACTGCACATTACTCAAACATCCTTATTTGCTTGTTAGCTGCTGTAATACGCTTAACGCTGGCATCGAAATAATCTTTGTCCAGCTCACATGCTGTTAGCTCATAGCCTAAGTTGTTACATGCAATAGCGTGAGAACCTGAACCAAGATGGGTGTCTAGTATCTTGTCGCCTTGTTTGGCGTAGTTAGTGAGTAGCCATTCGTAGAGCTTTATAGGCTTTTGAGTTGGGTGAATCGTGCCATCTTTTAATAACTCAACCCTATTAATGTTTATTTGTCTTGTAGGCTTATCAAATGAGCTATAAGCAAGCTCACCATCAGACATTGTTAAGCCTTCTTGACCTTTAAACCAAAATATCCATCCTTTTTTTGCTAGTTTAAGATGCAATACAAAGTAATTAGCTCCCCATATAATTTGGTTATGACTTACGCGCTCTAACTCACTAAAATATTCACCATCAGGAATTGAATCATCCCAATTTTTAACTTCATGCGATTTTCTGTTTTGCTTAGGATTGCGCGTTTTATTTACTGTTTCTTTTTGTCCATCAATGCCAATGCCATACGGAGGGTCAACTATCGCCAAGTCATAAAACTTATCAGGCGTGGCTTTTAGCAAGTCCATACAATCACAGTTGTATAGCGTAGCCCTGCCTATTGTTATTGGATTCATAATTTAGCCTCTAATGCCGCTTTCGCTATTGGAATTGCTATTTCAGGGTGATTGCTTACTTTTTTTCCGCTAATTAAGTCACGCGCCCATTGTCTTTTATCGCTCTGTGGCTTGATATTTTTTGCTACATAGGCTATCACCTCATCCGCATGTCGTTTGTTGCTTGCAAGTGCCAATGGTGAAGGCAGACGAGCATAAATAGTGACGTTTGGTTTGCATAGTTTAATAATATCGCTAACAGTAGGTAAGTCTTTCTGTGATTTAATCCATTCATCAAAGGCATTACTTACAGTTTCAAAGTCATGCGCGATAAGTTTATCAAACCAGTAACGCAGAGTTTCACGATCTGCACCATTGCGTCCATAAGATTGCCAAGTTACTTTCATCATTAAAGCAAACTTTTCTCTATCATTTTCGTATATCAAAATGCGCTCCGTGCTTCTACAGGTTCATCTTGCCATCTACCTTCATTAAGATAAGTCGCTGGGTTAGGTATAAAACCTTTATGCCATTGTTCACAATTTACTTGCCATCTTAAAGCATTTAAAACTAATTGGATATTCGGTTTCTTTTTATTCCATGCAATCTTAGCTTTGTCTTTACCAACTTTTTTTGGATAAGCTAACCAAAATTCATCAAAGTTCGATGATAAATATGTCTCTGTCTCTGTCTCTGTCTCTGTCTCTGTAATAGCAACTTGCTTGCACTCTGCTAGCGACATGCTATCAACAATAAAATAACCGTTATCAATCAAAGGTTTAAGTGCCAACTCTACATCTTTAACTGTCATTCTAAACCTAAAAGCTAGCTTGTCACTATTTGCATCAAAAGTACCATCATCAAAACATGCTGCATGAATCCAAAGACAAGGTGCTAGCGCTCTGCTAGCAACTGGCAAGCGCCACCAATCATAGTCATCTAATAGCTCTTTATGTAGCTTTATCCAGGGTGGATTGCGCTCTTTATAATGCTGAAACCTAGTCCAGTTCTTAGGTGTAAGTTTCATATCAATACAACTCTTTGTCTGCATCAAAAACACTGTTGCGCATATCAGCAGCTAGCCTATCAACATTATTCTTAACCGCTATTAGTATTGTTTTGTACTCGCCCCAAGCCTCTTTACTGCCTATCTTTCTGCCTTGCGTAAAGCCATGACTTCTGCCTATGATATAAGCGCATAAGCTGAATAATGCGCCAAATGATAAGCCGATGAATAGTGAGAATATAGAGGCGGTCATGTGATTAGCTCCTTTATCTTAGACAGCATTGCGTCAGGAATTGGGCGTTTATCTTTTACCCACTGATTCACAAACTGTCTATGAGTTTTAAGGTATTCCGCTAACTTAGATTGAGAGCCAGCGCGTTTAATTGCTTTAAGTAGTATCTTGTTCATAGCTACTTTATACGCTTATCAAATAAATATGTCAAGCAATATCGCTTTACATTTAATTATAACTATTTTCATAAAGTGCTTGACAATGTAAAGCAACAAGCGTAAATTACACATATCAACAACGCATCGTTGAATTGGAATGAAGGTAAATGGAACGCATGATTTAGGTCTGCTAGTACGCCAAGCAACTAAGGGTTTATAGGTGAAAGCGTAAGCAAGTAGCCTACTTTTTAAATTAAAGGATATTTTATGGCAAAGCCTGAATCTATAAAGATTAATGATATTGAATATGTGCGTGCAGATAAACTTAACCAGAAAGCAGATGGTTTTGACGGCATGAAATATGTTATTTGTCGCACCCATTCCGCTGGCGTATTTGCTGGTTATTTGGAATCACGTAATGGGCAAGAAGTAGTTATGCGTAAAGCGCGCAGAATTTTCTATTGGGATGGCGCGGCCAGTCTTTCTCAATTGTCTGTTGATGGTACATCTAAGCCACAAAACTGCAAATTCCCTTGTGAAGTAGACAGGGTGGAATTGTTGCAAGCAATTGAAATTTTAGACTGTACGAAAAAAGCGCAAGAAAGTATTGCGAGCGTGACTGTATGGCATCAGTAATTAAAAATGGCTATGGCTATGGCTATGGCTCTGGCTATGGCTATGGCGATGGCTCTGGCGATGGCTCTGGCTATGGCGATGGCTATGGCTATGGCTATGGCTCTGGCTCTGGCTATGGCTCTGGCTATGGCTAGAGATTTGATTAGTGGCAAGAAGGTTAGTAATTGGGATGGGGCAATCGCTTTCGCACATGAGGCATTAGCTGCGAAGGAATACGCATGAATACAGTCACCATAGGCAAGGCTACTTTGTACAACTGTGATTGTATGGAGCTTTTAAAAGCCACGCCTGACAAGTTCTATGACTTAGCGATAGTTGACCCGCCATACGGAATAAATGTTAATCACAACATGGGTAGACGTGCTGGAAACAAAGCAAGCAATTTTAAACCTGCAATATGGGATAACGAAGCGCCTTCTGTTGAATATTTCGATGAGTTAAAACGTGTTAGTAATAATCAAATTATATGGGGAGCTAATCATTTTATAGAACGTATTGGACTGCCTTCATCGTGCTGGATTGTTTGGGATAAATTGTTTAGTGAGGATGTAAGTTTTGCATCATGCGAATTAGCTTATACAAGCTTTCAATCAGTAACTAAGCGCATCAAATTATCAAGCCAAAGAAATGATGGAATACACCCCACACAAAAACCAATAAAACTATACGAATGGCTACTAACTAACTACGCCAAGCCTAACGACAAGATACTAGACACTCACTTAGGTTCTGGCTCTCACGCTATAGCTTGCAACAATCTAGGCTTTGAGCTAACCGCATGTGAGCTAGACAAAGATTACTTCGATGCCAGTGTTAAACGTATCACGCAAGCTAACAAGCAGATAAGGATGTTTGACTAATGTGCCGTGACTGCATCAATAACACTGGCAGCTACAACATGCATTGCATTGGCTGTATGTCACGGTGGATATTGCGATTCAATAAAGATGAACGCCTAGCTAAGATTGAAAGCAACGGTAGGCACGACATAAATGCGCTTAAACGTGAGATTATGAGGATAGCGAGATGATATGCACTCAATGCCAAGCGCCACTAGACGAAGCTGATGCAGAAACTATCGAGCAAATCAACAAATATGCAGCTTTGCCTATCGCACCAATATGCGAAGCGTGTATGAAACGAAACTTTAACGAGATTGATACTTTGCAATGACATTTGAATTTGACCTTACCGCACACAATCGCGCCGGCCTAGATGAACGCCTAGACCGCCTAGACTTAACAGCTACAGTTTATCATGTCGGCGTTAAGCCTAAGAAAAGTAAACGCTCTATCGAGCAGAACAGTCGCTTATGGGCATTGTATGGCGGCATTGCAAAACACTTAGGACTTGAAGCTGATGAAGTGCATCAATTGATGGGTTACAAGTTTTTGCGCTATCAGAAATACGTTGGCAATAAAATAGAAGAGTTTATTAAAAGCACGACTAAGCTAAACACTGTTGAAATGGTAGAATATCAGGAATCTATTGAACGGTGGGCAGAGCAAGGCGGCTATTTTTTCGATGGGAGTAATTATGATTAACTTAGCAGCACACATACACGCAAAGAAAATAAACAAGCGCAATCGCTTTAACCGAATATTAGAAGGCTTGCGAGAACCTAAGACATGCCAGCAATTAGAAGATGACTTGGGCGCATCTAGAAACTACTTTACGCACTCAGTTACTATGTTAGCTGATGCTGGCTATGTAAAACTAATCAAGCCGCGCAGTAAGTTTCAAGCATCTAATGTATGGCAAGCTATTAACTTTGACTACCGTGAGGATGGCATAGACTATGACCAAGAGCCTAAGCTATTTATGCAACAACAATCACCAAATGAGCCTTACGTTGGCCTAGCCGCACCAGTTTACCGACACAATCCTAATCATAAGCACTTTATACCTAAGTACACCGAACAAAGCCAGCAAGCAAGGCGTGAATGGAAAAGTGATAAGGTGTATGCAGGGACTTATGGTGAGATTAATGTATAGAAACGCTAAACTCAAAGCCAGCGCAAAGCATGAATCCTGTGTGAGCTGTGGTGCGAATGATGGTACGATTGTCTGGGCGCACAGCAACAGCCAGCGACATGGCAAAGGCATGGGCATTAAGGCGCATGATTTATTTGGTGCTTATTTATGCGCTAAGTGTCATTATCTATATGACGAAGGCACATGGGGCATCGGCAATGGAAATAAAGCGCAATGGTTTGATGCTGCATGGGAAAAATCAATGATAATTGCATGTGAGAAGGGTTATTTATGAACTATGACCATTTATTTTGGCGATTTTGGATACCACATTCTTTTGAAAAATCAAAGCACAAATATAAATTATATTGGCTAACAAAAAATCGTTTTATTGGGATTGTATGAGACACCGCGCTAGACGTGATGATAACCACAAAGATATTGTAGCCACATTCCGCGCATGTCATGCCAGCGTGCTAGATACCGCCTCACTCGGTAATGGCGCGCCTGATATTATTATCGCGTTTAATGGTAACATGGCCTGTGTAGAGATTAAAGATGGCAAGAAACTGCCAAGCGCACGAAAGCTCACATTGGATGAGATAGAGTTTATGAACACATGGCGCGGTAAATATGTCATAGTTGAAAGCGTAGATGATGCAATTGCGTTATTGAGAGAGTTAGCATGAAAATACCACCCGCAAAAGTTAAAACCAGCCTAGAGCATCGCGTAGCCAGCGTCAAGAATGATGACGAGTTGCACACCATGAAGCAACGATACTGGCAAGATAGCGGACACTTGGTTATTATGGCAGAACAGATAGCCGCCATGAGTAACTTCTACAAGATGATGATAGAAGCAATAGGCAATATTCTTTATGGGACGCGCAAATGACAGAACAGCGACTACTAGAGCTATTAGATGATTGGGCTAGATGGATGCACTCATACGCACATAAGCTAGGATACCCTTCAAAGTCACTTATGCTACAAGGCGGCGGCGTAGAGTTTGGGCAAGGCCATGAGATTATGTGCGAAGAGATGTACGAAACAGTATGCTTTGCAATGGATGCAGCGATAGATAGTTTAAACAAGCCACAACGCCAAGCAATCAATGCTAGATATTTGCATAGCACTAAACCTAGTGATTACGAAAGCCTATTAAGACTAGCCATAGACAATTTAGTGATATTAGTTGATAAAAAACACATTATATAGTATTGACAGAACTAAATCACAGGTGTAAAGTCATACGTGAGGGCATAATTGCGCCCATAGAATACATAAACGCCGTTCCTGCCAGCATTAAGATGTAAATTCTAGATTACACATCGCGCCTATAGGAAACTGGAGCAACAGGAACCGCCTTTATGTGTTTTAAATAAGGATTGATAAATGTTAAAAAATCCAAAAGATATATCAGACTTCATGATTTATAATTGGGTAACTGCTCCACACAACAACCCAAGCATGAGATTAGAGCTGGCGGTTATGATTCTATCATGTTTTATTGTGGTATCTTTCGGTGCTGTAGCAATTTTCAAGTCAATATGCTTATAGAAAAAGCCTACACAGCAGCAAAGAAGTTGCATTACGCTAAAGCAAATGGCGCAACAAAAGAACAAGCTGAGAAATTTGCAGACCATGTAATAGATAAAATAACTTGGGATTCATTCAGCCCAATTGTCTACGATAAATCACCTAAACATATAAATGGATGGGATGAAGCCATAAAGTAACATGAAAAAATTAATAACAGCGCTTGAAATAACAACGTGTTTATTTATTATCGCTTCTGTAATAAAACATTGGGGCTAAAATAAAAGTAAAAAAATCACAAGCCAGCTTTAGGCTGGTTTTTTAACGTCAACAATCCCAAAGGAATTGACAACATGAAATACGAACCAGCATATAAAAATCAAAGTCTTAAAGGTTGAGTCAAAATGGGCGCACCTTTAGGAAACGATAACAACAAGAAAAACAAATACTGGTCTGATGCTTTAAGAAAACACATCATTCAGAACCCTAATGACTTAGCAGAAGCGGCTCAAGCATTATTGAATAAAGCCAAAGATGGTGATGTGGCTGCTATGAGAGAGATTGGCGACAGGCTAGAAGGCAAGCCAGCTCAAATGATTACAGGCGACCCTGATAATCCAATAGAGTTGTATCAGCGCATTGAGCGAGTGATTGTTGAAAACGCTAAAGATTAATACAGCCCCAGTATTTAAACCATTATTAACTCATTCAAGGTACAAGGGTATATGGGGTGGTAGAGGTAGTGGCAAGTCGCACTATTTTGGCGATTCACTGATTGAAGACAGTATGCTTGAACCAGGTGATAGCGGGGAAGGCTTATTGTCTGTCTGCATTCGAGAGGTTCAAAAGGATTTAGCGCAATCATCTAAACTGCTGATTGAATCTAAGTTAAATGAACATGGATTGAATGAAGCGCAAGGCTTCAAAGTATACAGAGATGTGATTAGAACGCCAAAAGATGGATTGATTATTTTTAAGGGCATGAACGATTACACTGCTGATAGCATTAAATCATTAGAAGGCTTTAAGCGTGCATGGTGGGAAGAGGCACAAACAGCTACATTTCACTCACTCAATCTATTAAGGCCAACATTACGAGCAACAGGCTCGCAGTTATGGTTTAGCTGGAATCCTAGACGCAAGTCAGACCCAATAGATGTGATGCTTAGGGGCGAGGAAGTGCCAACAGGGTCAGTAATTGTAAGAGCTAATTGGCAAGATAACCCTTGGTTTACCGCAGAGTTAGAACAAGAGCGACTAGACTGTATTAGAATGCAGCCTGAACAATATGACCATATATGGGAAGGCGGCTATGTGAGCGTGATTGATGGCGCTTACTATGCCAAGTCATTAGTAGAAGCTAGAGCGCAAAACAGAATCAGCCGCGTATCATTTGACCCACTAATGAAAATACGCCTATTTGTTGACATAGGTGGCACTGGTGCAAGAGCAGACGCATTTACCATGTGGCCTGCACAGTTTATCGGCAAAGAAATTAGAACAAGGGATTACTACGAGGCTGTAGGACAGCCACTCGCTACTCACTTAGCATGGCTAAGAGAAAAAGGCTATACGCCTGATAGGGCAGAGTTTTGGTTGCCACATGATGGCAGTTCTAATGACAAGGTATTTGATGTGTCGTATGAATCAGCGCTTAAGTCTGCTGGCTATCAAGTGACTGTAGTACCAAATCAAGGCAAGGGCGCAGCTAAAGCAAGAATAGAAGCTGGGCGAAGATTATTCCCATCTATTTGGTTTGATGCTGAATCTACCGAAGGCGGAAGAGATGCGCTTGGATGGTATCACGAGAAAAAAGATGATAACCGTAACATTGGACTAGGGCCAGAGCATGATTGGTCTAGTCATGGCGCAGACTCATTTGGCTTGATGTGTGTGGCCTATGAAGAGCCAATATTAAATAAATGGAAGCCGATTGAGTACAAAAAAGTTGGGATTGTATAGTGGAATTTAAAATCATTCATAAAGACGCTAACAAAGTAATACGTTACATGAAAGAGCTAGGCATTGATAAAGATATTCAAGAACGCGTTTATCTTGCATTGTGGACAGAAAAGAAATGGGTAGAAAAGCCTTATGGTCACAAGACCACTGTGGATAAGCATATAGAAACACTATAAAACTTTAACGCTGTGAAGCGCTAGGAAAACAATGGATGATTTACAAATAATTGCTGCGATTGAGCAAGAGGAATCTACTGCTTACGGAATCAATGATACAGCCTTGTCCGAGCAGCGCGCAGAGGCGCTTGAATACTATCTAGGCGAACCATATGGCAATGAGCTAGAAGGCCGTTCGCAAGTTGTTACTACTGAAGTGCAAGACACTATTGAAGCCGCATTGCCTCAATTGCTTAAGATATTTGTATCAGGTGATGAGATAGTTAAATTCAATCCAAAGAACAAAGAAGACATTAAGGCCGCCGAGCAAGAGACAGAATACGTTAACTACATTGTGCTGGAAAAGAATTCTGGCTATATGATTTTTTATACATGGTTTAAAGATGCTCTGTTATCTAAAAATGGATACGTAAAAGTTTACTATGAAGAGCAGAATGAAGTAGAAAACGAAGAGTATCAAGGCTTGACTGATGGTCAGCTTCAAATGCTAATGCAAGACACTAACATTGAGATTGTAGGCCATGACTCAATGCCAGACCCGCAAGCTACGCAACAACTAGAGCAAGCACTCCAACAAGCCATGCAAACTGGCGATCAACAAGCATTAGCACAATTACAGTCACAACCTATCCCAATGTTGCACAATGTCAAGATTACCGTAACCGAAAATAAAGGTAAGATTTGCATTAAGAATATTGCGCCTGAAAATATCATGGTGAGTGTAGACACGGCTAATTCATGCTTACAAGATAGCAGATTCGTACAGCATCGTGAGTTTATGACGAAAGAAGCTATCGAAAAACAAGGCTTTGAAGTGCCTGACAATGTAGGCCATGAGAATCAGTATGACCAAGAGAGCATGGCGCGTGATATTTACGATGAGCAATACACCGAGAGCTTTGCAGGACTCATTCTAGTTAAAGATACATACATCATGCTAGAAGGCAAGCGCATGCGATATGTGGTTGCAGGCAATACGATATTGCATCGTGAAGAGGCTGAGATAGTGCCTATTTGCAGCTTAACGCCACACTTAATGCCTCATCGTCATATCGGGCGCTCTTACGCTGACTTAACCATGTCAGACCAGTTAGTTGGATCAACTCTTAAGCGCGGGCTATTAGATGGCATGTACTTGGCTAATAATCCACGCTTTGCTATCAATGATGATAGGGTGAATCTTGATGACTTTTTAGTATCAAGACCAGGCGGCGTGGCAAGAACAAAAGGCAACCCTGCCGAGAGCATCATGCCTTTAATATCACCACCGCCAAGTGCGATGACTTTTAACTTAATTGAGTTGCTAGACTCACAGCGCGAGAAGCGCACTGGAGTGACAAGTTACAATCAAGGATTGGACTCTGACAGCCTGAATAAGACCAAAGGCGGTATGCAGATGGTGATGAACGCTGCTCAAGAGCGTTTATCCAATGTAGCTCGATTATTTGCAGAGACTGGCGTTAAAGATTTATTCATTATGGTGCATCGTTTAGTGAGAACTAGCTACACGAAACCAGACATTGTTAGATTGCGCAATGAATGGGTAGAAGTTGACCCGCGCCAATGGAAAAGTCGTAAAGACATGTCAATTACTGTTGGGCTTGGCACTGGCAATAAAGACCAGCAACTACAGCACTTAATGACTATGTTAGGCGTGCAAGAGAGAGCATTGCAAATCGGCGTTACAACTCCAAAGAATATATATCACGCCTGTATTAAGTTAGCACAAAACGCAGGTTTCAAAGATGCTGAAGAATTCTTTACTGACCCTGCGCAACAACAACAAAAACCACCAGCGCCAGACCCTAAAATGATTGAAGTGCAAATGAAAGCACAACAATCACAACAACAGTTAGAGTTTGATAAACAGAAAGCAATAGCTGACTACCAATCAGACCAAGGCAAGATGCAAATGGAATATCAGCTTAAAGAGCAACAAATGCAAATGGAAATGCAGCTTAAGCGTGAAGAGATGATGAAAGAGATACAAATCCAGCGCGAGAAAGTATATGCAGAAGTCAACATTGAACGTGAACGCATGGGATTAGAGGCAATGGGGATGGAAATGGACGCACAACAAGCGATTGATGGTGGATTAAGCGTAGACCCTAAATCAAGCAAGCCTGATGGCATCTCTGAACTGAAAGAGTTAATCACTTCGCTTGCAGAGAAAATCAATAAACCTAAAACAGTTAAACGCGATAAAAACAATCGAATCATAGGAGTGGAATAATGGCACTAGCTTACGCAACAACACTTAGAAACGCAATGTTAGACGAGATTACGGCTGCGGCTGGCGCATCAGCATTGCTTAGTATTTACGATGGTTCACGGCCAGCGACAGGCGGCGCAGCAACTACGCTATTGGCACAACTCACATGCAATGCCACATTTGCGCCAGGTGCTGCGTCTGGCGTATTGACATTAAACGCAATCACGCAAGATGCGAGTGCCAATGCAACAGGCACCGCTACTTGGTTTAGGATTACCACAAGCGGCGCGACATTTGTGTTAGATGGTAGCGTTAGCACTTCAGGCAGTGATTTAAACTTGACTACGACATCTATTGTATCAGGCCAGCCAGTATCAGTGACTAACTTTTGAACCTCTTTTTTTGTTATTTTCTGTATTGCTTTTTTAGCTTGCTTAATTACTTTTTTCTCTTCACGCTCAAGTAAGTCAGCTACTTCGCTTGCATCGTTAAAGAATATTCTCTTGCCGTCACGCTCTATGTAATAGCGCTTACTTCTTGATGAGGATAACCCGCCGCCAAACTGAAGGATTGGCGTACTGCCTGAAGCATTGCAAACATCGTTATTATTAATACATTCCGCTGTGCCTGTTGCAGCTCCAGCTACACCGCTTGCCGTCGCTGTGTCATTAGCATTGGTAGTGGCACTTGTACCTGTTACAGTCGTTGTGCCACTTGCAGCACCAGCATCATTTGCATTTGTTGTTGTGCTAGTACCTGTTACAGTAGTTGTACCACTAGCGGCTGATGTATCGTTTGCGTTTGTTGTCGCAGACGTGCCAGTTATCGCAACACCAACCGCGCCGCTTGCATTGCTAGTATCATTTGCGTTTGTTGTGGCTGATGTGCCTACAACAGTTGTTGTGCCACTTGCTGTGCTTGTATCATTAGCGTTAGTAGTCGCACTCGTGCCTGTTACCGTTGTCGTGCCTGATGCAGTAGAAGTATCATTGGCATTGGTAGTCGCTGATGTACCAGTAACGCCAGCGGCTGCGGCTTCAAAAGCTATAACATTTCTAGTCGGTGCAAATACTTGCCACGGATTAGTCGTCAGCGCAACCATCTGCGCATCAGTTAATATTCTATTAAAGTCTAGGTGTAGTGCCATCCCACCTGCAAAGGGATTGCCACCGTTAGGCTTAACAAACAATGTGCCTACACCATCAACAGCGAATGTACGCGAACCACTGACTGTGTTTAATATCCTACCATCACAATAAAACTTAACTTCAGCCGCCGCATTATTGTACGTAATGCCGATAATAGACGTTTTACCGTTAGCCAGTGCTGCGCCTGTAGACGTTGCAATAAGTGCTTGGTCAGCCGCTACTAACTGGATTTGACCGCCCGATGCTCCAACTTGCGCGGAGTTATTTGTACTGCTATCGGTACTGCAAGAAAATACTGATTCACCAGTGCCAACTTGCCTAACAACAATAATTCGGCTAAACGTTGTGACATTCTGGTTTAAGCCTCTAAACGAGTAATTGCCAGAGGTTCGTAATACCGTGTTGCCCTGTGGACAAGTTCCTGCTGTTCTTACGCCGCCTGTGCCTTGTACGTTCTTAGCAGAACAATCAATAAAGCTATTGCCATGCGGAATAAGCGCAAGATTTAAACCTGCCGCCACCCATTTAGGGTCTAGTGGTGTTCTAGTTTGAGGCTGTCTATTCCAACCTGTCGGCAGGATAATCGCCATTTGTTACACCGATTGTGCTTGTATACGGTTGTAATGAATGAAGTGATTGCCTGCTGTTGAATTAAGGTTTACCCCAGTATTATGTGTTACAAAAATACCCCAAAATTGTGGCATTTGCCCAAATAAGTTAGCAATAGAAGTCGGTGCGAATGAATAAGCCACATTGCTTGTTGTAGCAGGAACGGCTAAAGATGCAACCAAACGCAAGCACCCAGCCTTAACGCCAGTATTGGTCACGGTTTCGGCTGAATCCGTGCCATCGAATACATCGGGATATGTCGGAGTGCCAGATGCTATAGTTAAATAGCTATATGCCCATACCTCAATCACCGTGTTGATAGTCGGCGTAGTGCCAACCATAATCTGCCCACTCACAAGATGGTCTAAGTCCTCATTTGTGGTGTTATCGACCGCAGTTGATTCCTGCCCTGCCACCCATGTTGTGCTAGTAGCCAATGACGCAAGCGTAATCGTTAGCGCAGTGGTACTGGTACTAGGATAATTTACTTTAATGTCAGCCATTATGCAGGTAAAGCTGTATAGGTTAAGGCGGTAACTTCAACGGTATCGCCAGCAGTAATCGTCAAGCCACCACTCAAATCAAAATCAGAGCCTGAAGCCGCGACCGCAAAATGAATGACTAACGTGCCGCCTGAGGTTTGCAATGAAGCCGTAGCGACTGGTGAAGCGTTACCTGTGGCATTGGTGTCATCGGTAATCGCATTAGCTGTGGCTGTGCCACTGGATGAAGCGGCGAAAGCTGTTGCTGATAACGGGCAAGTTGCAACGGCTGTGCCTGGTGCGCCTATTGTGCCTGTTAGTCTGAATACGAAGTTACCACTTGCGCCAATAAGTGCGGTGACCGCGTCTGTTGCTGCGTTTCTAGCTGCTGTGCTGTGGGTGACTGCCATTGTCGTTTCCTTTTTCTGTTGAATCTACTTTGCCGATGAGTTCGTATGTTTCTACCTTGCCAGTGTCCTTACGAGTGACTTTCACTGTCATCTTAACTTCTGCTGGTTCGCCTTTTAAATCGTTCATTGTAAAGTCTCGATAGATGATACAGGTGAGCCGCTTTCATCATAGATAAGCGTGCGTTTTTTCGGAGTTTGAGCTAGTTGAATTAGTTGTGTAATCGCTTGCATGAGAGCTTGAGATGTTTGCGCTTGTTGTTCGGCTAACATTTGCTGTGAGTCCATCAATTCTTGCACAATACCTGTTTCCATATCAGCCGCCTCTAGTTCAACCTCTAAATCGTCAGTTTCATTCGCCTCTTTTTTACTCATGCCAGCAATACGAAGTTTGTTAGCTTCAGTCAGGCGTGTTTTCTGCATCTCAAACTGCATTTTTTGGCCTTCAATCTCTTTTTGGCCTTGTAGTTTCATCTGCTCAACTTGTAGCCTTGCTTGTTCGGCTTGTTGTGCGGCTTGCATTTTCATTTGTTCTAGCTGGGCTTGTTGCTGTAGTTCAGCTTGTTTAGCTTGTGCTTCCATTTGTGATTGTTGCTGTTCGGCTGCATTAGGGTCAGGCTTAGGCTTTTTAGCTGATGCTGCCATCTTGTCAAATGTTTCCTGATATTGGCCCTCAATCGTTTTAGAGACTTTGTAGCGTCTTAGCGCAAACATGAACACTTCCATCAATAATGGCGCTAAATCAGGTGCCATTTCTACTGCTGGCATCACCTTAGCCATAAAGTCAGCCGTACCAGTCAATAGCTCGGTTGCTTGAGCTTTCTCTAACTGCTCATCAGCTTCAACCATTGAATCTGTTTCAATATCAATGCGGAAGTTACGTGTTACATCGCTTCTTAGCAGCTCAAGTGCTGGCATGACATAGGGCATGTCCTGCTCGGTGAAGTTTTCAGCACCAGACATTTTGATGATAGTTTCATCACTAAAAAACTCGCAGATAATCTGTGCTTTTAGCCTGATTAAATCGCGCGCAAACCTTGCCACATCCATTTGCAAGAATCTAATGCGCAGTCCAGCATAATTAGACTTGATTTGCTGTGCGCCTAGCGTTTCATTCGGGTCTGATTGGCCCCTTAATATGTCGGCAATACCTGTAATCTCATAAATAACAGATTTGATTTGTTCGCGGGCAAGGTATAAGTTATTTAACGCGCCCACGACCATATCTAGTGGCAAGAAGTCGATTGTGCCTTTTAAGCCGCCTTTCTCACCAAACATGCCCCAATTATCTACAGGGATAAGCGTATTGGTTGTGCCTTCACTCATCAATCTTTTGATTGAATCTTGACTAGCATCGTATACGCCAACCACCTTCACCGCTTCAATCAATAATCCAATGCGATTTGTAACCATATCAAGCTCACGAGCTTGGTCTTGGTACTGAACATAGTCAGGCACTGGCACGAGTGAGTTGGTGGTGGTGGTAGCGTATAATGGCTTAGGACATGGGAAGAACTCATCTAGCTTAAGTGGGTCATCACGCTCATCTAGTGCCATGTCCATATTTTGACATAGCCATATTACCTTGCGAGTTTTCTTATCCCATACCTCGTAAATAGCGGCTTTCTTATGCTCTGGTCTGCGGCCTTCCGCAATATCGTCTAGGTTAGCTTGCGCTTGGTCAATGGCAATCTCATCAATCTTGTATCCGCGCTCTTCAGCCGCGTCACCAAAGCGAGCTTGCAAAGCCTCTTTGTCCATCAATACTTTGCGCCATACGCCGCGCACTTCTTCCCATGTCTTAGATGATGAGTGGCCGAAGTCCATCCAGTTTACATAGTCAATCGGCGCGCATTCTTTGGCTAATACCTGCTCATATTCCTCTTCCGCATCGTTCTCGTAGCCTTCAACGTCCTCTGTAACTTGACCAGTAACTGGCTCACCTTGTATAAATGTCGGCTCATAGCGGATCCATGCAATACCACGACCAGGCAATAGACGGTCATAGAGTGCGTTTTTAATGGTGCTGTCAAAATCTGCGTACTGTTCTACTTCATACTCAAGACAACGTTCAAGAATGAGTGATGCTACACGCCCAGCAGGGTCTTTATCTTTGTATCTGCGTGATACATCAGGCTTAGGCAGTTTGTTATAGACGGAAGGAAAGACAGTTTCTACGTTGGCCCACAAGATATTGAAGCGAGCATCACCCACAGTGTCAATCCCATTGGCTTGCATCTTGCGTTCATCACGATAACGCTCAACAATGCGCTTACTACGCGATAGCCAGTTCTCAAACTCCTTGTCATAGAGCTTGATTTCTTCTTGCCAGTATTTTATCATTATGCAAACACTAATGTAACATTAAGTGTATTCGCAATCACAACGTATAAGCCATTGACAAATGATACTGGCAACGGATGCCAGCCAATAGCGGGTGTAATCGTGCCGGTGATAACCGTTGTCGTGGTAGTAGTCGCACTATCATACAAGATAATCGTGCCTGTTGATGTTGAGTTCACATAAAAACCTAATAACGCACCAGAACGCGGGCTGATATTGCCTGTGCCCGTAACGTTTTTATATGCCCCTGTTTGTAGATTGCCTATTGCCATGATTTATCCTTTTATAATCGCTTGCTTTGGTTCTTGGTTTCCCATAACTCATTGAGTGATACATTGATAACGCCTGATTCACCAACAGATACAGCGCGTAGTGTTTCGTCTGGGCTAGGTGGTTTAAACTCTTCTTTCCATGCCACCGCTAACATCCTGAAAGCATCCGCACCGTGAGAAGTCCAGTCGTGTCGCGGCTTTTCTCTAAATGTCTTTCTGTCCTCATCAAACTCACGCTGATATTGCCTTAAGCAATCTAGCCCTTGTTCTGCCTTGTAATCAAACCAGCAACGTTTTAATGCTACACGCCCTGCCTGTATGCCATCTTGCACACTTAGGTTAGGCACAATGCGTAATGTAGCCATTGTCAGTTCAGCTGATAGCATCTCAATCACTGACTTACCACCACTGGCTAATGTCTTAGCTCTCGCATCATGTGGGAGCCAATGCTTACCATAGCGATATAACCTAGATTTAATCTGCTCGGCATAGTGCTGAATAGTCTGCCCATTGTCAGCGTAGTAATCGAGTACGTGTATCTCACCCGCATAAGCCTGATACCACCATATAGCAGTATCATCTGAATAGCCTAAATCCCATGCGGTATGCACTTCATAATCAGGGTTATATTTAACCTCTGTAAATCTGTTTTCGGTCTCTAATAGTGATATTTCTTTGCCATAGAATGCCCCTGTAATCGCTGCATCAAAGTCGCATTCAAACTCTTGCAGGTATTCATTCTCTGGCATGATAGCCTTGAGGCTAATCAGCTCATCACGGTCAATTAAATCAGTCTCACTGGCCTTGAGTATTTGCAAGAACCATTTGTCTGGGTTTTTCTTGGCAATAGCAACTAGCTCACCGAGTAAGTTAGCTCTGCCTTTGGGTGTACCACTACAATCAAGCCAGCCTAGCCTATCAGCTAAACATGGCAATATAATCTGTGTCAGTACGTTCTTAGCAATGCCTTGCGCTTCATCAATCACTATGCCATCAAAATACACGCCTCGCATACGCTCTGAATTTTCAGCACCGTATAAGCGAATGATTGCGTTATTGTGGCCTAGCGTAATTGATAAGTCTGATTCGTTTACCTTGCCACCAGCACCTTGAATGATTGGTGCGGTGTAGTGCTTAAGATATAACCAAGCAATGTCTTTGGCTTGTACATAGTATGGGGCCAAGTATCCGAAGCGCGGTGACTGTAGTGTTGATTCGCATGCTTTGCGGATTAGTTTGTTCACTCGTGCTACTGTCTTACCAGCACGCCGATGCGCTACTGTGAGTGCGTTTCTTCTTGTATCATTGTGATAGTCTACGAATACATCACGCGGGCTGTAAGGGACAACTATTTCTCTTGCCATTTGAAGCTGATAATGTGTTCGCCACTCTCACCAGTTCCGCTATGCTCAATTTTGTCACCATACTTTTTAGGCTTAAGTTTGGATGCTATCCATTTGCGCGTTTCTATTCTTAGTTTAGAGCGTGCCACAACCTCTGTGTCTGTGCGCTCATTGCCATCTTTGTCAACCCATGTGTCATCTTTTGAATCATCTGATATGTCAAGCATTTCATCAGCCAATGTGTCTGCTTGGTCTTCGCGTGCGCGCGTGTATAACTGTAAAAACTCATCATGAGTTGATAGCCAATTATAGATAGTTTTAACTGTTGGCTTGTCTTCCTGTCTGCAATATGAAGCAATAGAGCCACCGCATACTAAGTGTGAGCATATCTCACTGGCTATCTCTTGACTGTAGTCAGTTGGTCTTGCCATTTTATATAGCCGCTACTGACCAATGCCCACATATAGCACAATGACTGCCTATCGTTGCAATGCCTTTTAAGCTAGTCCATTTGAATGATTTTATGTTATATGCGTGCTTACATTTGTCTTGGTCTATTGGGGTTGAGTACATATCTATCTCCTAGATAATAAAAAACCGCAATTAAGCGGTCTATTTGTTATTTTGTATTTAAAACACATATTGCGGAACACCGTTTGTTCCACCGCTATAGTCGCATTTGAGAATTGCCTAGAATTAATCTCAAAAAGTGGCGATGCCCCTGAATATGTATTCTTAAGTTGTTAGTGTGCCAGTGCTGAACTCTGGCTTTGCAGTAAATGGGCATCATGTGCGCAAATCGTGCTGCATCACGTTCTCTTCCGTATCAGCCTACGCATTACACTAACAAGTTATGGCTATTAAGAGCGATTAAGCTAGCTTCATCACTCGACTGCATTGACCCCAATCTGGCTTCTGCCAGCGAAACTTTCAATGCTAATAACCATACTTCTTAATGCTATTTTTAGAGACGGCTAAACCGCCTCTGGCATAATTTGCATCATTTAAGTGCTGGAATACTAGATTGTGTGTGTATTATGTGCCTAGACACTATATCTTGTCAAGAGGTTCAAAATTATATTTTTACTTTGTGCTAAATATTCATCAAATACCTCACTTTTACGACTAATCCCAATCTTTGTGCATGTTTTAGCAAAGCCACTATTGATTAGCAGATACGGATACATATATTGAGA